TTACTTCACGCTCTTCCGCAGCCGCTCAAACTCAGCGTCGGCCTGAATGGCCTCCTTGGTGAAGGAGTTGTTGAACCACCAGTTGACCAGCGCAGACACGGTGGTGAAGCCGGTGGAGATGAGCTGCTCGAGCTGGGCGCTCTCGATGGGCAGCACGGGCTTGCCTGCGGCGCTCAGGATCTGGTTGATGAGGGCCAGAGCCAGCACGGCGGTGCGGGCGATGGTGGCAGCGGAGACGGTGCGGGTGGTGATATGTGCGTTCATAGCTTAATTCCTTTCTCTTTCGTGTTCATGATTTTCCAAATCGGTGATGCGGTGATTGGCCACCTTCATCTGCTCTTCCAGCACGGGGACTCGCTTGGCAAAGTTGTTGTGCTCCCGCACCTCGCGGGTCAACTCCTCAAGCTTGGTGTCCGTGACAGCCTGACTGCGGCTGTTGGCGATAAGCACGCCAATGAGGGTCACGGCCCCGGTGATGAGGGCGGCGAGAATGGTCTCCATCGGTATCACCCCCTCACATACTCCACCGGCTCTTATTCGCCCGGGTGTCGATATGCACCCAGCCGGTCTTGCGGGTGGGGTGTTTTGCGTCCTTCGGGTAGCGCCCGATGCCGCCCCGTCCGGGCAGCAGGGTCTCAGCGTAGGCGGCCACAGTGGCCACATCCACGCCCTCAACGTAGAAGTCCGCCGCCCGGCCCAGCAGGTGCTGGCTGGACTTGCTGCCGCCCACGGCGGCGTTGTGGGCAGCGGTGCGGTAGCCGCTGGTGATATGTACCGGCTTGCCGAAATGCTCCCGGATGCACTGGAGCAGCACCACCAGCTCCTCGTCGATGAGGATGACGTCGCTGCCCTTGCAGCCGAACTCCCGCACCTTGAAGCTGGGTGAGAGCTGCCGGGTGGAGTCCCGGGACATGGAATATTCTTTGATAGCGATAGAGACCACGACCTTTCTTTTTTCTATCCGTTGACATTGTATTGCAAATGTGCTACATTGTATTCAGAAGGAGTGTGATACCATGGCACAGACCACTGTAAGCATCCGCATGGATAACGATCTAAAGAACAGCTTTGACCACATCTGCAACGAGCTGGGGATGTCCATGTCCACCGCCGTTACTATGCTGGCTAAAAAGATGACCCGGGAGCAGCGCCTGCCTTTCGAGCTTTCAGTAGACCCGTTCTATTCGGAACAGAATCAGGCCCGGCTGCGTAAGTCCATTGCCGAGATGGAAGCCACCGGCGGCACCATCCACGAGGTCAACTTCGATGATTAAGGCATGGACGGAAGAAGCGTGGGAAGATTTTGAATACTGGACCACCCAGGACCGCAGGATGCTCAAGCGGATCCTACAGCTTCTGAAGGACATCGACCGCAACGGCTATGAGGGCATCGGCAAGCCCGAGCGCCTCAGCGGCGATCTGGCCAGCTATTGGAGCCGCCGCATCGACGATGCAAACCGGATCGTCTACCGCATTGATGGCAGCGTGGTCAAGATCGTCCAGTGCGGCTCCCACTACAGGGACAAATAACCCCTCCCGCAGCCCCCACCCGGGGGCTGCTTTTTTGTTGCGGCGGGGTCAGTAGTAGTGGTAGCCCTCAACAGTGCAGTAGTCATCACTGTTATCCGCAGGATAATAAATGCTGATGTTTCCCTCGGCTGAAAATGTGACCTTTGCATAATTGCTGGACGCTATCGAACTGTTGTACCTTGAATGTTGCATCCACGATACATGACCTGAGCCTCCTCGGGCAACCCGTGCCGTTTTTTGCTGCGAGTAAGGGCGAGCATCTATAAAAGCAAAAGCCATAGGCTTCACCACGATATAGTCCACCTCTGCCGGGGCAGTGGTGCTCATACCGCTGGAAGCGCCCATGGCCGCACTCCAAACTAACTTCCCGTCCATGTACATCATCCTCTCTTTCTCTTTTTTGCTCATGCCGCCGCTGACGGCCACGCTTCCCAGCGCCATCCTCAAGCCCCCCTTTCGGCAGCGGCGGTCTCGGTGTCCGTGCTCCGGTCGGCCACACCCCACTCCTCCCGCAGGGCCTTGAGGGCGGCGTCCCTGTCCTCGGTCTCGCCGGCCAACAGGGAGAGCAGCAGGGCCTTGGCGTTGTCACTCAGGCCCTCGCCGGGGTCGCCCTGCGGGCCAGGTTCACCGCGCGGCAGAGTCAGGCAGAGCTTGCCGTCCCGAATGCCGGCGGCGGGTGTGTCGCCGGTGGTCACGGTGCCGATGCCCTCCACGGCCGCGGCGCAGGCGGCTGCGATGCCGTCTTCCATCCGGTTGAGCACGTCGGGCAGGCTGACTTTCATGCCGGTGACGAAATGCTGTTTCGCATACTTCATGGTGTACCTCCGTTACAAAGTCGTGTCTTCGAGGACGGTGTCGCCCAGGGTGTCCTCTCCGGTGTCAGCGGTCGAGGCCGAGGGTCCCAGCAGGCTCACCTGCATCTGGATGTCCCCCTCTGGGACATTCTCGGCCCAGAAGGTGACAGTACCCGCCCCGGTCTCGCAGACGCCCGCGAGGCCTGCAGAGACGGCGGTGGTGAAGGTCTCCGGGGTGGGTACGGCGGAGGGGACGTTTGCCTCTCTCGCCGCCCGCAGCTGGGCCGTCTGCTTGTAGGCGTAGCCGGGTATGTCGGTGCATTCGGCCCAGCCGTCCGCCGGGAGGGTCACGGGCCAGATGCCCAGATAGCCGCCGGTGTAACTGGCCAGCAGGCTGTCGCAGAGAGCCGCCGTCTCTTTGGCTTTCGCCAGCGCCTGTCGGCCCAGCTCGTCCATGGGGATGCCGGTGACGCCGTCCCGCATGAGGCCGCAGAGGGCTTCGTCGGTGCGGGTGTCGGTGAGGTTGGCGGTGGTCAGGGCTGTCTGGCCCGCCGGGCGGCTGATCTGGCACAGGCACAGGTCGTACACCAGCTCGGTGTGGGAGATGGCCGGGGCAGCGGGTTCGCTGGACGGGGTGCCTTGCAGCACCTGCAGAGAGGTGCTGCGGCTGGTAGCGTCGTACCGAAGCACGACGCGGTCGATGCGGGGGAGATTGCTGTCCGCGAGGGGCAGCGTGAGGGTCTGGGCCTCCCGCAGGGTGACGCTCTGGCCGGTAAAGCGGCTGACGTGCATCCACGCCCGGCCCGCGCCGACGGTGACGGCGGTGCCGCCATCCTCGGCCACCGTGACCGCAAAATCCTCCTCGGTGCTGAACACGCCGGAAGTGCGGGTGGAGAAGTAGGCCGCAGCATCCTCGGCATCGTAGGTGATGCCGCCCAGCGGGTAGGTGACAATGCCGGGTGAACTCAAAATATCGCCTCCTAGATCTTGTGCCAGACCGGCGTACCCAGCCGCGCGGTGCGGGTGGTGCCGTCGGTCTGGCTCTGGATGATGATGTCGGCCACCCGGACGGTGGCCTTGTAACCGAGTTCGGGCAGGGAGCAGAAGCAGACGTCCCCCGGCTCGAGGCCGTCGGCGTCCAGCGTCATCTCGATGCTGCCGGTGCGGAGCTGTTCGAGGAGCTTCGACGCGCCCCGATCAGCCAGCTTCTTGAGGTAGCTGTCGCTTTTGACGGTCTCGCCGTCCTCGGGCTGGATGTCCCGGGCGTCCACGATCATCTCCCGGCGCTGGGCCCCTTCGGCCTCGGTGTCGCCCGCCCAGACCATGGCCCGGTCTTTGCCCTCGCCAGCGCCCAGCACGAGGGCCACGTTGGCATAGCTGCCGTCTCCGAAGGCCCAACTGGCCTCTTGCAGGCTGCCCCACTTGGTCGAAAAGCGGTTGTTGGGGTCTGCTGTGGGCCGGAAGACCTCGAACATGAGTTTTTTCGCGCTGTTTTTACCAGCGAGCACCACCCGGAAGCCCAGGTCGCAGGCTGCACCAACCGTCTTGAAGTAGTCGAAGAGGGTATTCCCCGAGGTCTGCTGTTCAAAGGTGGTGTCAAAGCCCTTGGCCTCGGCCACCTCCAGCTTGGGCCACGGAGCCGCTGCCTTGGCGAGGGCCAGCATGGCGGCCTCGGCATTCTCGTTCTTGATGGCGGACGCGGACACCCGCTTGGTGTAGATCCACGTGGCCGGGTAGCCGGTGACGACGAGGTTCGCGTCCTCGTTCTCATTGCTCCGGTGACAGATGCGCATGGGTACACGGGTCGCGGCGTCGGTGCGGACGAGCCAGCGGCCATCCCGCAGGAGCGAGAGGTTCTCCTCGGTGGGGCGGACTTCCAGAGTGAAGCTGCCCTCGGAATTGTAGGGCTCATCCCAGTACACCGACACCCATACGTCGATGTTCCCGAGGCGGGCGAGGGTCGTTTCATCCAAGACGTCGAATGTCATTTCATCACCTCCGGCAGGATGCCCACCGCCAGCGGGTAAAAGGAGATGGACGCCTGCAAGCCCTCCCTGCCGCTGGCGGCGTCGGCGGTGAGGACGTTATCGCCGGGGTGCAGCTCCATCAGGTCGCTGTCCTCGTCCAGCAGGGCGAAGGCGTTGGTCTCCACGCTGCCGGAGATGAGCTTGACGGCCAGACGGTCGGTGGTGGTGCGGTAGATCTCCAGCACGTCCCCCTTGTTCAGGGTGGTGTCAAAGCCGATGTGCTCCCCGGTGACGCTGTTGCGGATGGCTGGGTTGACCACGATACCCGAGGAGCGGAGCTTCGCGGTGAAAGGCACCGGCAGCGCACCGGGGTTGCGGATGTTGAGGAAGTAGCTCTGCCGCCACTCGCTGTACTGGTGGCTGTCGTAGCAGAGCGGGAAGCGGAACTGCGGTACGAAGCCGCCCATGACGGCGTTCTGGCTCTCGAGGCTGTACCAGTAGGGCTTGGGGCGGTAGAGCATGAAGTCCAGCCGGGGGTAAGGGTGGAGCTGGACGGTGTAGGGGGTCTTTTGCAGCACGAAGCGGGAGAAATACTTGTCGCCGAAGTAGGCGGTGCCGGAGGTGAAGAAGGGGAGCTTTTGCAAAAACAGATTTGCCTGCCGCTCGCCGTCCGGCCCCCAGAAATCTGCGATGATCTCGTGAGGCACTCCCTCCACGCTCTGGCCCTCCACGGTGACCCCCTGCTGGTTGACGCCCTGGGCGGTCTTGAGGGTGACATCCACGCCCGAGAGGTTGTCCATCTGGTAGGGGATGCCGTAGTCCCAGCCGAGGTCGAGGGAGGCTCCGGCGTCCGTCACGAGGCGGAGATGGTCATTGCGCATGGTGGGCCTCCTTTCAGTGTTTTTTGGCCTTGGCGCGGTCGGCCTCCCAGCGGGCTTCGCGCTGGAGGTCGGCGGCGGTGTGGGCCTTGGAGTAGATGTTCTGGGTGATGTTGGTGTCGCCCTCGCGGTAGCTGCTGGCAGCGGCGGCGATCTGCGCCGTGCCGGAGGCCGCCACCCGGCTGCTCACGGCCATGTTGTCGCTGAGGACAAGGGCGTTTGCGCTCTTGACCAGCTTCGCGAGGGACTTGTTGATTTCGGTGAGCTTCGCGGTGTTGGCGTCGATGGTGTCCGTCAGCTTGTTGGACCCGTCGGTGATGCTGGGGGTGTCGAGGTCGAGGCCGGAGCTGCCGCCCCCGCCGCTGCCGCCGGAGCCGCCGGGACTGCGGTGGCTCCCGCCCAGCTTGGACACGATGGCCGCGATGGCGACGCCCAGAGCGACGGCGGCAGCGGCCACCACGAGGCCCGCCGGGATGCCGAAGAGGGTGGAGGTGAGGGCCGCGCTGATGGCGGCCAGCATCCCTTCGACGGCTGCGCCGATGGTGCCGATCATGCCGGCGAAGCCCGCATAGATGGCCGGGAACATACTCAGGAGGCCGCCGGAGAGGCCGGCGCTGATGGCTTTGGCCGCAGTGGCCAGCGGGGCCTTGAGCGCCCCGAACACGCTTTTCAGGGTGCTGCCCATCTTGACGGCCATAGAGGAGATGTCGCCGAACCTGCCGGTGATACCCTCGAAGAGCGTCTGCCCGATGCTCCATGCCGTCTGCGCCAGACTGCCCGCCGCGTCCCCGAGAACGCCGTTCAGGCCGTCCACCATCTTCATGGCGAAATCCCATATCTGCTGCTTCTGCTTACTGGTCAGGCCGCTGTAGAGGGTGGAGGCCACCCACTTGCCGATGCCCACCCAGTCGCCGGATTTGACGGCGTTCCACAGGGCGTCTACCGTGCCGAGGATGCCCTCGTTGGCGCGGTCTTTGAGGGCAGACCAGAGGCCGTCCAGTGTCTTGGCGGCGCTGTCCTTGATGGTCTCGGCCACCTGTTCGGTGCCGTCGGCGGCAATGGTCTTGACGGTCTCCACCGTGCGGAGCACCCCGTCGATGACCTTGTCCTGCGTCTGGGTGATGACCCGCTGCTGTTCGGTGGTGCCGTCTGCCAGCGTCTTGGTGACGGTCTCGGTCGTGGTCTTTACCCCGTCCACGATGGCCGTGGAGGTGTCCTTGACCGTGCTGACCAAATCCCGCACCGTCTCCATGGTCTGGCTGACCGTCCGCTTGCCGTCTGCCGCGATGGTCTCCACGGTCTTGATGTCCTTGAGCACACCGTCCACCATCTGGCGGCTGGTGGAGGTGATGACCTGCTTCTGCTGGGTGGTGCCGTTGGAGAGGGTTTCCGTGACGGTCTCGGTGGTCTTTGTCACGCCGTCCCTGACCGCCGTGGTGGTGTCAGAGATGGACTTGACGATCTCCGCCGACGCCTGCTTTGTGCTGCTGGCGGCTTTCTGGGCGGCGCTTGCGGCGGCAGAAGCGGCAGATGCCGCGTCAGAGGTACCGGAAGAGCTGCCTGCCCGGTCAGCCTGAGCCTGCGCTACACGGTTATCGTGTAACTGCTGGCGGCGCTGGCGGTCTGCATCCGTGGTGGTGTTGGTCTTGGCGGGCGTTTTGCTGGCCTTGTAGTCATCGTAGCTGTCGAAGCCGGTATACCCGTCTTTGCCGAGGAAGCTGTTCAGCCGGTAGCTCAGCTTATCCAGCCAGCCGATGGCCGCACCGATGGTGCTCTGGGCAATACTGGCGACGGCCTGAAACGCCCCATTCACGATGTTGCGGAAGGTCTCGCTGGTGTGGTAGGCTGTCACAAGCCCCGCCGCCAGAGCGGCCAGAGCGGCCACCACAAGCCCGATGGGATTGGCCGAAAGCACGGTATTCAATGCCGCCTGTGCCACTTGCAGACCGGTAGCTCCTGCGGCGGCAGCTTTATGGGCCGCAGCCATCGCGGTGGTGGCAGCGGTATGCAGCGCCGTGATAGCTGTAGCTGCTGCCACGGTCGCCTTATAGCTCAGGACTGCCGCCGTGACGGCCACGACCGCCGCCGTCAGGACGCCGATGGTCTCCTTGAGCGCAGCCATTTTGGCGTCGTCCTCGGTGATGGAGACGACCAGCTCGTTTGCCTTGACGAGGATGTCCCCGAGCGCCGAGAACAGCCCGCTGGTCAGTTCACCGGTCAGCGCGGCCACATTGTCCTTCAGGGTAGACAGCCTGCCGTTGAAGGTCTGGCTGGCCTCCAGCATACCGTTGTAGAACTGCCCGCCCTCGCTGGTGGCAGCGGCCACGGCGGCTTCCAGCTCGTTGAAGCTGACCTTGCCGTCCGAGATGCGCTTGTAGAGGGCGCTCATGCTCTCGCCGGTGGCGTCGCAGATCTGATTGAGCGGGTTGAAGCCCGCGTCGATCATCATATTGACGTTTTCCAGCGTGACCTTCTGGGCGCTGGACATCTTGCCATAGGCCCGCACGAGGGTCTGGAGCTTGTCCGCGTTGCCCAGCGAAATATCGCCCAGACGTTTCAGTACGCCGGTGGTATCGTCCGCCGCGACGCCGAACTGTAAGAGGGTCTGGGTCCCCTCGGTCAGGTCGGACAGGGAGAAGGGCGTGCTTGCGGCCATCCGGCGTATCTCTTCCAGCTTCTCGGCGGCAAGCTGTTCGTCGCCCAGCATGACCTTGAAGTTGGTCAGATAGCTTTCCATCTGGGCGTTGTAGTCCAGACCGGACTTGACCACGCTTTGCAGGCTGGATGCAGCTTTCTTGGCAAAGTCCGCGATGAGCTGGCCTGCGGCCACTGTCCACTTGCTCGTGGCTTTCTCAGCCGGGTCACTGTTGAGCTTTACTTCGCCGGTGATGGAAAAATCTGCGGCCAATGTGTCCACCTCTCTTTACGAAAAAGAGCGCAGGCACAGTGGCACAGGCTTAGAGTTTTATTTCGATTTCTTTGCGGCAGGCCGGGTTCTTGCATTTGACCCAGATGCCCCGGGCGCTGGCTTCCGGGATGGCCCAGACCGGCAGAGGCCGACCGCACAGGGGGCAGAGCACCGGGGCGCGGTCAGCGCCGGAAGCGGGCCGCAAAGGCTTCGTTGCGGTCTTGCAGGGTGACAATGCGACCGCCTCCTTTCCGCAGGGCAGCGGGCAGCGCGAAGCGTTCCTTCAGCTCGGCACGCCGCTCCCGCTCTGCGCCCTGAAACTGCGTGAGGTCAGCCGTCCGGAACCCGATGATCTTCGCCAGCTGGGTCTCCTCGGGCAGGTTGGACATGAGGGCTTTGAACCGCCACCAGTGCAGCCTTGCCCGGGTGAGGTCGATGCCGTATGCCTGCTGGAACGCGGCCACGATGGCGGGGCCGTCGGTGACGTAGTCCAGCGCCAGCTCCTCGGTGCGGCTGCTGCCGGGGCGGTCAGCCACCTCCTGCGGGCCTGCGGTGTAGAACTCCACCAGAGCCTTGAAAGCGTCCACCTCTTCCTCCGGCGGGACGGCCACGCGGTAAAACCGGCGCATGGTTTCCCGGGCCAGCTCAGGCAGGCCCTTTTCGTCCTCCGGAAGGCGGAGATACTGCCCGTTGAACCAGACCATAGGCCGGAAATCCCAGTCGATGGGCCTGCCTGCCCACATGCGGGGCAGTTTGTCCAGCAGGATGTCAGCCATTTTCCAGAGCCGCCAGCTCGGTCAGAAGCTGTCTGCGGCGGGTGGCCTTATCCACCCGCTCGACCATCTGGGCGGCGGCAGGCTGGGCCGGATAGCTCACGGGCGGCTTGTGCTTGTCCTTCTGGCGCTTCTCAGCCCGGCGCTGGGCGCGGTTCTGGGGGACGGCCGCCGGGCGGGAATACCGCGCCTTTTCGGCAGCGGCTGCCTGCGTGATCTCGTCGAGGACGTCGTACAGACGGCTGACATCGTTTTCGTTCAGCCCCAGACGGGCGGATGCCCCTGCGCCCAGGATCTTGTCGAGGCCGCGCATGGAAACGCGGGCCTGTGCGCGGAGGCGGTCACCGAGGCGGACGTTTTCCCTCTCACAGCGCTCATTCTCAGCTTCACTCTCCCGGGTCATCTCGTCCAGTGCGTCCTCCAGACGGTCGAGGTCGTTGGCGTTCAGAAGCGAAAAATCAAATTCCTGTCCATGGATCAGCATTTATCGGTGCTCCTTTCTCTCAGCCCGCGACGGCGGTGTTATAGTCGAACTCAGCCGGGGTGCCGATGCCCTTGAAATCGGCGGCAAAGGTGGCATTCGCGCCGGCGCTGCCGCCCACATCGCTGGTCAGGATGAGCGCGCCTTCGCCCTTCTCGCCCTTGCCGGTGCGGAGAGAAAAGTAAACATAAGGCACCACCACGCTCTGGCCGGAGCCGAACGCGATCTTGTGGGAGAGCAGGAAGTCCTGAAACGCATCGCCCACATAGCGGTCGCCCTGAATGGAGAGGGTACGCTGGACACTGCCTTTGGTGGTGACAGGGCCGGTGCGGATGTAGGTGTTGTCCGTGGTGGAGGCGTTCAGTGCGCCGCTGTGCTCCCTCACATGGTCAGCGCAGACCACCCAGTTTTTTACGTCGGTCTGGCTGGCCTCGGTCTGGACAGCCAGCAGGAAGTCGTCGGTGGTCTCGACGCCGGTATAGTCGGCGCTGGGAGTGAGGCCCGACAGCTTGACGGCTTCGGTAACAGTCATAGGAAAAACTCCTTTCGTTTCAGCCCTTGGGCTGGTAATATTCGAGCCGGAGCTGCATCTGCATCTTACAGCTGCCCGACTCGGCGACGACGATGTAGCCGCTGGACGTCACCGAAACGCGCAACGGCTCTTTGCGGCCGCCCAGCCGGGGCAGATGATGCCGGTCGTTCTGGGCCAGCACCCACTCGGTCAGCTGCTCAAAAAAGCCGCTGTTTGCGATCTGGACGCTCTGGGCCTCGCTGTAGTCGCGGCGGCTGACGAAGATGTAGCTCTTGGCGAGGTTTCGGCCGGAAAAGAAAACAGCCGTCACCGGGTCGGTGGGGCTGTCCTCGATGGAAAACTCGGCCACAGGCTCCGGCGAGAGGCCGGAAATGCGGAAGGCCGCGCCGTTTTCGCTCTGCTCCTCGGCGATGAGGGGGCAGGTCTTGAGCCACTCCCGCATGGCCGTGATGGTGGCTTTCTCGCTCATAAGTGTCCCATCCCTCCCCAGAAAGTCGTGACGGCCTTGGCCCCGAAGAGGGCCAGATGTTCGCCCACATCAGCAATAGCCCGCTGGCCCCAGTAGGAGCCGCGCAGGCCGGTCTCTCCACGAAGGTCTGTACCCTTTGCATGGAGGTAATACTGCTTCCGGGCATAGGGTGTATTGTAAACCAGAAGTCCTTCATCGTATTTACTGGCCTGATTGACGCTGTTTTTCAAAGAACCAGTGTCGAATGGCACATAGCTGTCGATGAGCCGCGCGGCTTCCTGCGCAAGGGCGAACTGAGCCTTTTGCAGGGCGGCGGTCTTTTCTGCGCCGAAGTCGGGGCGCCAGCTCAGCTCCATCTGCACACCATCGGCCCGGTACTTCCAGCCGTCAGGTGGGACGAAAACCGGTTTTGCTGACGGCGCAGCCGGGCCAAAGGGGATCAGTGCGCTCATTCTCTCAGCTCCCTTCCACATGAAAATGCGGCAGCGGGACGCCCCGGTCGTCCGAGACGTCCGCCACCGTGCAGCAGATGTGCGTCTTTTCGAGGGCGGCGTATTCGGCCTCCGTGAGGCTGCGGACAGCGCCGCAGAGGAGCTTGCTGCCCCGCTTGAGCGTCCAGTGCGCGGCTTTTTCTGCCGGGGGCAGACGCGCCCACTGGGGATAGGGCAGATAGCCCGGCGCAGGCGGGAGACGGATATGCACCACCCTCTGGGGGTCACCGGAGGCCGAGGCGCGGCGCGTCTCCCGCCAGCTGCACCCCGTGAGCACCTTGCAGACCGGCCGGTCGGCTTCGGTGGCCGGGTCGTGCAGCAGCATGACGACCGTGACGGGCGTCTGCATCAGAAACACCCCCGATACAGCAGGCCGTGCGGGTCACTGCCCAGCGTATTGGCGAGGATGGCCTGCGCCTCTGCCGCCAGCCGTTCGGCCAGTGCGCCGGAGGTGAATGTCATGGACACGCCATCGTTGGAGACGCTGGACGCGCCGGGCGGCGTGCAGGCGCTCTGCACGGCGTTCGTTGCGTCGATGATCTGGATGCAGGCGTCCGCCAGCGCCTCTGCACAGCCTTCGCACACTGCGGCGTGGCCCTCGGCCCGGCCAAAGGTCATCCGGTCGATGAGCCGGGACGCCCGTGCGGCCAAAGGGGCAAAGGCGGCTTCGTCCAGCGTGCCACCGGCGGCTGCATACTGGTCATAGGTACAGTAATTCAAAAAAATCAGCTCCTTTTAGGCTCCCCTGTCAGGGGAGCTGGCTGCCGTCGGCAGACTGAGAGGTTCGGTCACGCTTTCTTCTTGATGAGGATGGTCTGGGGCTTGGTGACTTTGAAGGCGTAGACCTTGCGACCCTTGACTGCGGACGCGCCGATGTACTTGCTGGAACCATTGAGATCCTGCACATAGACGGGAACAGCCCACTCGTCGATGAAGGCAAACCAGTTGGGATGACCGGCGATGTACTCCACGTTCTCGCCGAGGGTAGAATCCTCAAAGACGGTGAAGCCTGCGATGCGGCCCACAGCGCCGGTCTGGACGACGGCATCGCCAAGGTCAGATGCCTTGATGAACTCGGGACTCTTCAGCAGCAGACCATAGATCTCGGGGGAGACCAGCAGCCAGCGGCCCTCGGTGGGGACATGGACGGTGGAGAGCTTGGTGCGGACGTCCACGATGTTGCCATAGATGGTCTTTTCGGTCAGGGCGGTGGTGGTGCCGAAAGCCGTGCCTGCGGTGGTCAGCTCCGCAGAGCCGTCGGAATCCACCTGCAGCGCCAACGAATAACCGGCACTGTCCAGACGGTCAGCCACCAGATCGTCGGGGACACTGGCGGCGTCGAAGCCGTCGATGATCTCATTGACGGCCTTGTCCTTGTCGATGTTGACGGTGAGATAGGTGGTGTCGCCGCCGGTCAGCTCTGCGCCGGTCTGCTTGTCGTAGTCGTTCACGGCAACTTCGGTGTCGCGGACAGGGACTTTGACCGAGCCGGCCTTGGGGCTGCCCTCATAGCGGCTGTTGCAGATGACGCCGACCTTCTTGACCAGCGTCGCCCGGAGCTTGAGGTCAACCAGCTTGGAATAACGAACCTGTGCTTCGTGTGCCATAATATTTCCTTTCTATCAGTCGATCTTGATGCCGGGGTTCATTGCCTTGAAGGCAGCGGTGACGGCATCGGTGTCGCCGGTGGGCGGAGTGCCGTGCTCTGCGCCGCTGGAAACGTGGACGCTGCCGCCCTCTGCGGCCTCGCCGAAGGCCCAAGGATTTGCCTTTGCGGCTTCTTCCAGCGCCTTGTCGATGTCGGTGGTGCGGTCTTTGGAGGACTTGAGGGCGTCCACGTCCAGCAGGGCGCGGACGGCCTTGACGCTGCGGCCCTTCTTGCCCATGATGGCGGTGTTCAGGGCCGAGTCGAAGGCGAAGCCGTCCGCCTGTGCCTGCATATCGCCCCGGAGCTTGGTCAACTCGGCCTCGTACTCGTCCGGGGTCTTCTTGCCGTCAAAGGCTTTCAGGCCGTCCTGCGCGGTCTTGAGCTGGGCCTGTGCGTTTTCGAACTGGGTCTTGAACTGTTCGGCGACGGTCTTTTCGCGGTTGATGTCAGCGCCGTTTTCGCTCATCAGCCAGTTGAGCTGTTCATCGGTGATGCCGGGAATCTTTGCTTTTACGTCTTCACGCTTCATAAATAAACCCCTTTCTTTGGGTGAAACTACGGTTTTGTAACGCGGTTCGCCTTCCGCATGTTGCCGGGCAGGGTACGCGCTGCCCGCCGCGATGGCGCCGTCTGCCGGAATCGAACCGGCGGCCCGCTGCTTACGAGGCAGCTGCTCTGACCAATATGAGCGAATACGGCATGAAAAAAGCGCCCCTGCCCGGATGGGCAAAGACGCTCGCGGTATTTGGTTGTTAGTCCCAGTCAGCATAGTGTTGACACTTGAGACAGCTTTTGTGGGCTTCATCCCAGCTGCAAGGCGGCTTATCGTCGCCCTTCAGGCAAAGAATATCATCGCCGATGTTGGAAATGTCGAAGCACAAGCCGCCGTCGATTTTTCGGTTGTAAATGGGACAAAACCATTCTTCAAGCTTCACATCATCACTAATGCGGAATTCCATGCTTTTTGACCACCTCCATCAATTTCTTTCCGCCCTCATCCAGCGGGCCGATGCTGGATACATTGCCATCTTGTCCGATGGCGACAAAGCCCAGCTCAGAGTAATAACAGGTCTGTGTACCGTTTCGCTGGGACATTGCGACCTTAGAGGAGCGGATGATGCGTTCGGCATCCATTGGCCCCATACCGCGTTCAGCCCAGCGCTGCAAGACGTGGTCGCTTGCAAAATTTATCTCATTTGGAGCAGACGGGGATTCAATGAGCCGACCTTTCGCCTTTATTGTACCAGCTTCCCGCATTTGCTGCAACTCAGTATTTGCAGCATTGAACCGCTCCTGTTTCCGGGCCGCGTAGCTGGCCTTGCTGCCCTCGCTCCGCCCAAACCCATGCACGCTTGTCCGGGCGCTGTCCACTCTGACGCCGGTGGCCCGAGTGAAGTCCGCAAGGCTCTGCCGGGCCTGTCGGAGCTTCACGGCACTGGCGGTGGTGTCAGCCCCGGCGGCGTCCTCGGCCAGATACCGGCGCTTGTACTTGCGGACGGCCCGCTCCCGGGCGCGCTGCATCTGGCTGATCTCGTAGCGGGTGTAGAGTCTGCCGTCGTACTCGATGTCCCGGGCATTGAGGGCTTCAAGGCTTTCCCGCGTCCATGCGGGCGGGCTGCCCAGCTCCGGGAACACCACGAAGAAGGTGTGGCGGCAGTTCCAGCCGCAAAGCCCTGCGCCGGTGCCGTAGCCGGTGGCGGCCTCGAAGTCCGGGTAATGCTTGCCCATGTAGTCCACTGCGCCGCCCCGGTGGAACTGCCTGCCCTGCCACACGGCATGACTTGGGCGCGCCCCGCCGTGGGCCGTCACCTCGACGAAGCTGGCCCCCATCTCGTCCATCCGGGCCTCCTGCAGCTTTGCGCCGGTCTGGTTCACGCCCGTGAGCACGGCCCGGCGGCAGGCCACCTCCAGCGTATCCCTGTGGCCGCTGGGGTAGGTGACGTAGGGCATGGAGTCGGCAAGGCCGTCCACAGCACGCTTGACGGCGGTCTTGTAGTCGAACGCGCCGCTGCTCACTTGGAGCCACGCCCTGTCCAGCGCCTGCTCGAAAGCCCCGGAGACGGTGTTAGCCGTGGTGGCGGTGAGGTTGGAGAAGCTACCTGCCGTCTGCCGATAGCCCGCATTGAGTAGGTTTTGGAGCGGTGTCGATTCTTCGAAGGGCGTTGGCTCCTTGCCGTAGTGGTAGTAGATCTCATCCTCGGCTTCCAGTGCAGCGATCGCGGCCTCCTGCATCAGACGGCGTATCTCGGCCTCGCTCTTGCCGCTGTACCGGGCCAGCAGCTTCACCACATTCTTGCGGACGGCCTCGGTCTGCTGGTAGCGCCAGAGCTGCCAGTTCGCCGTGGGCGTCAGGGCGTCCATCCTGCCGATGCGCCGGGCCACGTCCCGGAGAATCGTATCCTCCACCTCCTGCCAGAGGGCCACGAGGGCGTCCGGGGCGTGGTCGAGATAGTCTGGGGCCAGCATCAGGCACCCCCGTCGAAGGTCAGCTCAGGCTGGCGGCTTTCGGTACGTGCCTCTTCGGCCAGCCGGCGGGCATCCTCTTCGGAGATGCCGTACCGGGCCGAGAGGTACTTGTAACGGGGCAGCAAGCCGCTGAGGGCGTCATCCCTCATCTGGGTCATGCGGGTCTCGGCGTCGGTGATATAGCTGTCGTCCCAGTTCACCGAGATGGGAGTGTCGGGGACGACTGTAGCCTTCTGCAAGTCTTTTGCAGCCCAGAGGATGGCCCGGATGATGGCGATCAGAGCGCCCTCGATGGGTATCTGGTTCTTGTTGGCGCTGGCTACGAGATCCTGTCGGCTTCCGTTGTACTCGGTGGCCGTGGTGACCTTGCCATTCTCGAAATCGTACCGGTGACAGCCCAGCCCGCACTTGAAGGAGAACAGGTTGAGCATATCCTGCACGGCCCGGTGATTCTGCTCCACGCGGAGGTCGGGGTTGTATTCATGGTACTCGCTGGACTGGTCGAGGCTGCTTTCCTTGCCGGGCAGATGCACAAACTGGCTCACAACATCGTCGTCCGGCGGGATGGAGTGCTCCACGCCCTTATCGTCCACCACCTTGCGGCAGATGTCGGCACTGTAGAATATTTTCTTGTGGCCGAGGCGGATGTCCTCGCGGTAGTTGTCAAAGGCAAGGTCCACGCCCTGCGCCTCTTCCAGCGCCTCGGCAAAGACGCTCATGCCCAGCCCGCTGCCGCCATCGATGTTCTTGACAGCTCCCGGGCTGAACAGTGCAAACCAGGGCGGGGAGCCCTCTACCGTGACGCTTTCCACCGTGCCTTCCGGAGGCTTCTCGACCGGAGAAAACACCGGTGAGCCGGATGCGGAGTCAGTGACGCGAAACCATTCGTTGCGGATGGTGCGGCGCTTCTCGTCACCGGTATGCGTCTGTAAGTAGACAGCAGGCTTGCCGTCCATCAGACACTCGGAGACAAAGGCCGCTTCGGTCACGACGCCCCGCTCCACCCGCAGGGGGAGGATGCAGGGGGCCGGGTCGTAGTCCAGCTTGAGTCGGACGTCCGGGCTGGGGACTGCCTTGCCGTTCACGACGGTCATATTTTCGACGCTCAAAACAAAAGCGCCCGTGCCGGACCAGAACGCTTTCTCGACCAGCGCGTTGGCATTCGTCCAGAAATGCAGGTCGCGGAGCAGACCGCCCACCTGCTGCTCATCGTCGCCCAGCAGATACCGGGCGGTGGCTGCGTCCGTGATCTGGAAAGCAGTGCGGTCATTCAGCAGCAGGTTGGCCCAGTCTTCGCAGACCCGCTTGGGCATCCGCAGGGAGGCAATGGTGCGCTTTTTGGTGCCGTCGGCATACTTGGCGGCGCGGGTATGAACGCCGGGTACGCTGCCTTTCCACCATTGCCGCCATGTCTCGATCTGGCTGTAGTAATCGGCATCCAGCTTCCACCCGCGCATCTTATGCAGATAGCCCAAAAAATCGGTGATGTTCATGTGTTCGTCAACCTCTTGAAATCGCGCTCGATGGTGTACTCATAGGCGTCCAGTGTGTCGATGTCGGTGCTGCCGTCGTCGAGGCGTTCATCCACGCCGGGATGCTTGCCGCTGTAAAGGGCCGTGGCAAGGGCATCCCGCAGAGTGGCAGCTTCCGGCATGAGCCAGAACCGCCCGCCGCCCATCAGGATGCAGGTGAGCCGGATGCGGTCGGTGATCTTTATCTTAGCGCTGTTCTCCACCCGATCAGCAAGCCAGCTCAGCTTGCATCGGCGCAGGCGGGCGCGGATATGGTTTATCAGGGTCTGTTCAGCGCTGTCGCAGAAGATGTACTGGATCTCGCCCCAGCGGGCAAAGACCGCGATGCAGAACTCGATGAGTTTGTCGGCCAGATAGTCGGCATCCTGCGCCACCGGGTCGAGGCGCTGGGACGCCAGCCCCACCACACCAGACCAGCCCGGGAGAATGGCGGTCGCCACGAAGGCGTGTTTTGAGCCATTGCCGCCGAAGTCCACGCCAATACGGATCCGCCACGGGTGCAGCTGTTTCTCGGCGGGCCAGAAAAAACGCCCATCCCCGGCGGCGAGACTGTCGGCCAACAGGCGGTAGATGACGCCGTTGGCCGCCATCCACTGCCCGAGGATGAAGCGGTTATAGTAGACGGTGCCGGTATACTCTTTTTTCAGGTCGGCCACGAACTGGGCCGGAAGAGTCGGATTGTCGTCGATGGTGTAGGCCTGACAGTAGATGTCGGCATCGCTGTCGAGGAATTTCTTGAACCAGTGGGAGGGGCTTTCCGGGTTGCAGGTGCCGTCGAAATGACTGTGCGGACAGGACAGGCGGCTCTTGAGCATCTGGAAAACGCCTTCGTCCCAGGTGGTGATCTCGTCACCGTAGGCGTACTCGAAGGCTGCGCCCTGAATCCGGGCAATGTGCTTTTTGTTGTCGGCACCGAGGACATAGACCTTGTGGCCGAAGAGCTGCACGATGTTGCCGGAGGCCGAGGTGCGGACGACGCCCACAAGCTCCGGCCCCCAGAGGCCGCGCATGGGCTCCAGCACGTTGCGTTCCAGTGTGCCGAGGGTATTGCCCAGCATGACCAGCAGGCCCTCGCCCCGGGCCGCGCAGATCCGCTTCGGAATGGTGACGGCGCAGTCGAGATAGGTCTTTCCGGAGCGGGTGGCTCCGGTCTTGACGTTCCAACGGTGGGAGCAGCTGCGGAGATATTCCTGCTGAAACTCAGTCAATGGCACTGTCCACGCCTCCCAGCAGCTCCTTCGCCTTTGCCAGTGCATCGGCGGCGGGGTCTTTCTCGGAAGTGTCTTTGTACATCCCGAGGTGTTTGCCCAGCAGGTCGAGCGCGCGGAGCTTGTCGGCCAGCTTCACTTCCTGCTCAAGCCCATCCTCGCCGAACGTCTTGACCTTGACTGACTGCACAGCGGCAAGGTCATCGTGGCGGGCATCGGATTTGAGAGAGGCGGTCTTGGGGTCGATGAGGTCAGCGGCGTTGACGAATGCAATCTTTGCCAGCTCGCGCACCACCCGGTCAGTAGATACACCGGTGCGGCGACTCTGCTCAGCCTGAAGCTGGGCGATGAGCTTCTGAACTCCAACATTCTCCAACAATCGCGGCCCCACGGTCTTGGCACTTGCTGGGGAATATCCGGCGCGGATGGCTGCTTGGGTCGCATTCAAATCGACCATGTATTCTTCGCAGAATCGTGCCTGCTTGTCGGTCATCCTCACCACCTCTCCGGTGCAAAAGTAAAGCATAAAAAATCCCCGCACATTTCTGTGCAGGGTGATTGACGCACATCCGGTGGGGTATCCTTGAACCCACTGCGGATTCCGGGGCCTCCGGTGGTGTGCCGGACTCTCACGGGGAGAAGGAGGGACTCCCATCCGGCACGCCAGCCCCAAGCGGTTTTGCAGGCCATGCGTCAGGCGGTTGCTGCGGCGGGTCGCAGCGTCATGGTGCCGCCCTTGGAATCGAACCGGCCGTGTCTGGTCACACGCGCCGCGCACCAAATTGCGCTCAGGCGGCATAATAGAAGCAGCCTGCACACCATGCGGTCAAGCGTCAAGGAGGACATGGTGCGGAGGCTGCGTGTATCGGGTGGCCTTTCCGGCTCTGCCGATGGTATCATTTTACACCGGAAGAGAGTGAACGCACAATGAACGGATACTGCACAGTTTCAGAGCTTCAGGTGTTCAATGGCCCGGCGGCGCAGGGCGAAAATGCCACGGGAAGTGAAATTCATGTCTGCGGCTACCTGCTCCCATTTCAGGCAGTCCAGATAGTATTTGCGAAGAGCGCAGTATTCGGCGGAGTCCAGCTGCACAAGCACGGCATCGATCTCCGCAAACAGAGCATCACAGACGGCCAGCTGCGCGTAGGCACGGCGTTCGGCTTCTTCTTCACGCTCTACTGCCCGGGCGAGGCTCTGCCCATCCTTGCTGCCTCCCGGCGCGGCGCTGAGGTTCTGGGTGATGTGCCGGGTGGCTTCCTGCGCCTCTGCCAGCCGGTAGGAGAGCCGCTGGTAGAGCTTTTCGGCCTCCCGGTAGCGGGAGAGCCAGCTTATTTTCTCTTCATAGGTCAAATTGGTTACTCCTTTCTATGGAGGGTATGGAGGATAGGAGGCTGTTTCTGAAAAATCCCTAGAGGAAAACAAAAAATATATAGGAAAAAAGTCTGGGAAACGGCTCCTCTGCTTCCATACCCTCCATATTCTCAATTTTTCAGGCGGGTCTGCTCATAAAGAGGACTGCTTTTGACTGGGGCGACGGACGGCTCTGTGCCACGCGCCAACGCCATGCAGCGCATCCCTTCCTCTGAAAGGGTCATACCTACATACTCGTTGTAGTACATCCCCTTGCGGATCTCGTAGTGCTTTTTCACTTCCATACCGAACTGTTTGTTCGCCATGCGCCATTTTTCGTTGTTTTCACTGCACCAGTTCAGGTAGGTGCGGAACAGCACGCTGGCCTGCACCGTACTGCTCTCAGCTGGTTCGGTGCAGTCAGCCAGAAAGGCCGCGATGCGGTCCTGGTCTTGTTTATAGGCGTTTACGGCGCTGTCCACGGCGGCACAGGGTGGCAGACCGTGCCGTTTGCCGCCCTGGCTGTTGGCCAGCCATTTCTGCAGGCCGCCCAGCGCCCAGTTGAGGATGCCGGGCAGCTCGGCCTCTAATTTCTGAGGCAGCAGCATATCCTGCTTGTCTTCCGGGATGCGCTGGGTGAAGGGGACCAGCCGGATGCGGCGCCAGATGCCCACATCGGTGCCGCGGATCTTCGGCAGGTGGTTGGTGGCTTCCAGCAGCTTGAACTCCGGACGGAACTCAAATTCCTTGCCGTACTGGAAGCGGGCAGTGATGGTGTTGCCGCCGGTCATTTGTTTTACGAGGCCTTCGTCCAGCATCGCGCCTTGGTCGCCCTCTTCCAAAGTGACAAATCGGGCGCCTTTCAGACGGGCGACATCGCTGCGGGCCGCACCAGAGGAACGGCTGTGGGAGTTGGCGATGGTATCGGCTTGGGCGTTCATGCAGTAGTCGCCCAGCATCTTGGCCAGCGTTTCCAGAAAGGTGCTCTTGCCATTGGCACCGTCGCCGTACAAAAAGAACATACACTGTTCTCGTGTGGAGCCGCACAGGCAGTAGCCCACCATCACCTGCAGATATTCGGCCAGCTGAGCATCCCCTCCGGTGACCGACTGGATGAACGCTTCCCATACGGGGGCTTTTGCCAGCGGATCATAGTCCACCTGTGCCATGCGGGTGATGTAGCGTTCCCGGTCGTGGGGCTCAAGTTCCCGGCGGGCGAGATCAAGGATGCCGTTGCGCACATTCAGCAGACCTTTGTTTTTATCGAACTGATCCGGCAGCATGGGGATGCCAGGCAGATGCTGGGCCTCTTTGAGGAAGGCTTCCTTACTGCGGCTGGAACGGCTTTTCTGTACATGGCGGCGCATGGCACCGGCAGAATTGGTGTCCCGGATGCCAAAGCAGGCCTTGTCCATCTGGTCCAGCATTTCATCCGCGAAGCCCTTGACAGCAGCAAGGTCATCCCGCTTCCAGCGGGTGCCATCCCATACCATCCAGCACTTGTCTGTGGGGTTATAGCGCACCCGGTCAGCGTAGCGGTCGCGGAAGCGCCGGGCATTGCCGGTGTCGTCCATGGAGTAGGTCTTGATGCCGGGGGCCGGCGCGGCAGGAGGCTGCACCCCATATTTTGCATTCAGAGTGCGGAGGGCTTCGTCTTGATCGACAAAGGACACGGTGTCCTGCGCGGATGTGGGAGAGTACACCTCCTGGCAGTCGCTGACGGCGCGCTCGAGCGTCCAGCGGCCATAGGTCTTGGCTCCGCGCCGCTCATCCCATTTGGGACGCATCAGGCCGGAGGAACGGAAAATACGGTCCATGCGCTCCACATCGGCACCAAACCAGAACGCCAGCAGATTGCAGAAACTGAGGTCTGCTTCGCTGTGGCTGTTGTAGTAACCCTGCCAGCTGCCTGCATACAGGGCGGCAAAGCGTTCGCCGTCGCGGGCGGCGCAGGCGGTATGCAGCAGCTCTTCATCGGAGCAATCCACCTTCTGCCGTATGGCTGCGGGAGCAGAAACCTGAGATGCTTTCGGTTTCGCCAGATATTTTGCGTGTACGGCGGCACATTCGGCACTGCGTTCCTCGATGGAAAAGCTGTTCAGGGCATTGCCGGTAACGGTGAAATACCGTCCGCCATCGTACATTTCCAGTCCGATGCTGCTCTTGCGGCAGGCTCCGGCTGGCTTTTTCCCGGTAAACAGCAGATGTACGCCGGTGCCGCTGGGACTTGATTCGGTATAGGTCTGCATTTGGTCGATAATCTCTCTGGCCATATCAGAGAGTGTCCCGGTATCCGGGTCCCGGCAATGGTCGATGTCGATGCCGCACAGCCCATCCCCTAAAAGCACCCCGACACCGCGCAGGCCAAAGCGGGAGACGGCAGCCTGCGCTGACGCCAGCGTACCCCATGTGGCGGGCTCATTTGGCATTGCATTTTTTCCGGTGGCGGGGTTGATGGGCGTTTTTACGGCGTCGAAGCAGACCCAGCGGCGGCTTTCTTTCAGCGCCTGAGGGAACTGTTCGAGCATAGGCACCTCCTCAGTTAAAAGGGAAGATCATCCGCGTCATTGATCACAGTGAAACCCTCCTGGGCGTTCGGCTGGGTCTGCGGGTTCAGGTAGTCTTCTACATTGCCCATGCCAAGGTAGCGGTCAACATAGGTGCGGGTGTACTGGGGCTTCTGCTTATCCTGCTGCACATTGATCACACACAGATGGCCGGGGAACAGGGAAAGCGATTTTTCCAATTCGCTCAGGCGGGCCAGCGGCAGCTGGATCATCTGCAGAAAACCTTTGAAGAAAGGCAGACCGTTCTTATTCAAGCCGTAGCTGGTAAAGGCATAACGGCCCTTGTACTGTCCCTCGGTAACGACAAAGGATACGCTCAGGGCGATGCCGTTATTGCTGCGGGCGACGATTTTGGCCTCTTTCAGAATGGCATTGTAGCGGCCGATCGGCAGGTTCCCGCTGCCGGTCTGGGCGCTGGCCGAGGCAAAATCATCATCAAGGGCGGCAAGGGCGGATGCATAGTTCAGTTCAGACATAGTAGTTACTCCTTTTCTGTAATGTTCATGTTCTTATAAAGCGTCCGGCGCTGTTTATACTGCACCATCAGCTGCGGGGTCTTTTCGTCTACAAGGTCTATCACGAGGGCTTCGGTCTTGCCGGGAGCCGAGCGCTGGATGCGTCCGATGCTCTGTTGTACGATCACCTTGTTGCGGGTGGGTGTTGCCAGCACAAGACGGTCCAGACACGGGATGTCCAACCCCTCTTTTGCCAGTTGGTAGGTGGCGAACAGGATGCGGGCTTGTCCATTCTTCATGCGGGCAAGTGCGGCAGTGCGTTCTGATTTTTTGGTGGCGCCGCAGACGAACTCGGCGGCGAGGCCCAGGTTGAGTGCATAAGTGTGCAGTCGGTCCAGAATTGTCAGAGACGCTGCCAGGACCAGCCAGCTGCGGCCTTCCGTCACGGCCCTGTCGATGATTCGTTCCACCGTCTGCATCCGGCCCGCGTCATCTGCCATGTGGCGCATCAGGCGGATGTAGTCGATGGGGCTTTCGTTGGCTCTGGGGGTGTACACAAAGGTGGTGGGGACTGTTTCGACTCTTGGCGTGATGAGGAGCTGTTCCAACTGCTGGGAGTCGATCACTGCCACGCGGGGACCCAGGACCTGGAAGATAGTCTCGCTCAGGCCGTCGCTTCGGGTATCGCTGGCGGTCAAGCCGAAGCGCCATCGGGCGGGCAGGCACCGGAGCACTGCTGCAAACATACTGGCCTGTTCGGGATTGTTGACGACATGATGGCACTCGTCCACGATCACCACACCCACAGTGCGGGCAAGCTCGTTCAGCTCCATGCGATACAGGCTCTGCACGGTGGCAATGGTGAGCTTGGTTCCACAGCGCTTGTGGCTGCCGGACACGATGGCCACCTCTCGCTCATCCAGCCCCAGACGCAGCTGTGCGCGCTCTTTGGCCTGCTGGGCAAGGTCTAGTGTGTGGGTGATCCAGAGCGCAGGTCTGCCCAGATGGGCAATGACCGCCATGCCGATCTCAGTCTTTCCGGCACCGCAGGGCGCAATCAGCACACCCTGACACCACCGGCAGGCAAGCGCAGCGTTCACGGCCTGCTGCTGGTAGCTCCGCAGCGAAAATCGAGAAGTATCAAAATCGACCGGTTCACCTTTGAGAGTCCGGACCTGTGCAGTAGTGCCTGCGGGCCGCGCCCGCCAGACCTCTTCTGCCATGCCGCGCGGCAGGGTGAGGGCATTGCCCTTTATCTCGTACAGCATCACAGTCTCCGGGATGTTGTAGGTGGGCCTGCCCAGCCGCAGGGCATTCTGAAACTTGGGATTCGGCACGGTCAGCTCCTGGATGAGCTGGTGCAGCAGAGGCGTCGGCACATCCTGCAGGTGGAGTTCTCCATCCAGCGTATAGATCACGGATGCACCACCTCCAGTACGCTCAGAATCTCAGTGGGCAGGCCTTCCAGCTTCACGCTGCCGCGCTCGCCGCTCTCAATGCGGTCCCGGATGTAGTACCACGGAAAGTAAATGTCTGAGGCAGGCACATCCCGGCGCACAGCCACGACGGCGATTCCGCCGGCATCTTCTTTGCGGCTGAGGTTTTCCACCTCATTGGGGCGGAAAGCCGAGAAGGGCAGATTGCCCTTGGCGATATGCTTGCACTCGATGCCCCAGCTGCGGCCGTCGATGGTGGCCTCGATGTCGTAGGGCTGGCCGGAATAATCTGTGGGCCAGCCCCGGCACCAGACCTTCGGAATGCCGCAGAGGATGTCCAGCAGATCGTCCTGCCAGACCTTGCCGCGGGCATTGCGGGCCTGCTGCAGCTTGTCTTTTTTCTGCCGAGTGCGGGCATCACTGGGGCGCATTGGCGGCCTCCTTCTCCTTTTCGGCGGCGCGACGGGCTATTTCGGCTTTCCGGGCGCAGGCCTGGCACAGGCACTTGCCGTAGGTCTTGCGGGTGTAACCGGCCAGTTGGTCGATGGTCATTTTGCTGGTGGCCGATACCAGCCGCCCACATTCCTCGCAGCGAATGGGCTCCTTGCCGTCATTGGCCCACTCGGCCAGCTGTTGGCCCAGCTCCGGTGTGATCACCGCACCGAAGCCGTCCAAGAAGGTCACGTCCTTGCTGGTGGTGGCAATGTGGTCCCGCCCGATGGTGAACATGATGTCGAACTCATACTCCACATCGTCTCTCTGCACCGGTGCGAGGCCCACTTTCACCGGCACCTGCTTGCCGCGGTCGTTCTCGGTGAGCACATAGTCCTGTTTGACCCGCAGGGTACAGATCGTGTGGCAGTTGACGGACAGCAGGTAATTGATGAAGTTGTTCTGGATACGCCCAGCTTCATCCCAGGCGGTGTAGCTGTTTTTGTTGGGCTGAGCGGCAATGCCGGCTTTGATCTCCAGGACACCGCCCGAACTGTTCCAGGCGTGAGACAAGCTGTCAACGATCACGACACCGTCTGGCCCCACCTTCTGTACAGCGGCGTCCACGCATTCCTTGTAGCGGTCAGGGGAATAGGGCGCTTTCAGTTCGATGTACCAGAACTCGCCGATGCCCAGGTCGCTGCGGTTTGCGTACAGTTCACCGCGCCGGTGCTCGGTATCGATCAAGCAGACTTTCGAGAAGTCGCCGCCGGTCAGTCCGGAAGCCAGCAGCAGTGCGCCCAGGGTCTTGCCGCCGCCAGACACACCGGCCAGTGCAATGCGCAGCTTGGATTTTTCGCGGGTAGCTCGGGTGATTTCAACCATAAAAATACCTCCTTAATGTTTCTGCGGGGTGAACCGTGCTGCGGCATCCCGTACATCCTGCGGAATATTGTCCGCATTGTCACAAAGCCAGAAAAGACCCTGTGTGTCCTCGTCCTGCCAGCGGGCGATACCGGTCTCTGCGTCCAGAAAACCAAAGTTTGCGCCGGGCTGGACCACGGCAAAGGCATCCAGGGGAAAAGCTGCTGCCAAATTCCTGTCGCTGTACTGGACGAGGGCGTTTGTGGTGGTGCATATCGGCAGGCAGACCATGCCGGTCTCGTAGGTCCCGGCTGTATAACGGCTGAGGTCGATGGCTTTGTCGCCTTCGGGGATGTCCTGCGGGCCACAGCCCTTGGCCACCCACTTGGATTCGCCGATCTTGGGCATATCGGCCAGCCAGGTGACGAGCTGGCCTGTGATCTCACTGGGACAGTGCTCCTTCGGGATCAGCAGCGCCCAGCCTGCGCCGGTGATGAAAAAGGAATCCCAGAGCCCGCGATGTTCGGTGCGTAGGATCTTCACGCCGCCGCCCTGCCAACTCTGCTTCATCAGCCGGAGAAATGCCTTTATGTCGAATCTCATTCAAACAACGCCTCCCGTTCTGCATCTTCCACACTGCCGGCAGCTGTGGGGTTGATGGTGGTATCGTCTTCCAGCGATGATATGATCTCCCCGCACAGGGCGTACAGCGGCGCACCCATCTGGGCCAGCGGGGTGCCGGTGGCGCAAGCCTGCCCGAACCAGTTCAGGTACATGGAACGCATACTGTCTGCGATAAAGCGTGCCTGCTGTTCGCAGGCCTGCTCCGGGGCAAGAAAGCCGTCTGCATCCTGCTGCAGCTTTTGGTATTTGGCTTCGGCTTCATTGGCCCGACGCTGAGCGTCCTCGACCTGACTGCGGGCCTGCGCTTTTGCTTCGGCGGTAAGGGCGTCCACCTGCCGGGCGACTTCGTCTTTGTCCACCACAGCCACGATGGGCTGCTTCCGGGCGGCTTCGGCCTCGGCCTTCCACTTGTCGGCCCGACGATTGGCCGCTTCGGCCACCTGACGGGAGCCTGCAAGCTGTTTCTCGGACTCCTGCGCCCGTGCCTCGGCCTTCTCGCGCGCTTTCCAAGCTTCTTCTTCCCGGGATTCAGCGGCGTCTAACCGACTTTTGAGCTGATCGTTTTGCTCTGTCAGACCTTTAATGTCGGCATTTGCGGATTCCAGCTGAGCATTTGCGGTATTCATTGCGTCCCGCGACTCCTGCTCCTGAATGCAGGCGCTCTTCAATCTGGCCTGCGTTTCGTTCAGCTTGTACTCTTTGGCCTTGAGCTGGGCTAAAAGCTCCTGCACCCGCTGGCTGTCTCCGGCGGCTTCGACCAGCTGCGCGGCACTCCCGCTGCGGGCGATGAGGTTCAAATCTTTGCGGGTCAGCTCGGGCAGCTGTTTTAATTGGTCAATCGTTGAACCATTAAAAGATTCTCCGGTCTGCACCATATTCCATGCACCCGACTTGCTCATACCCTTGCTCTCATACCACTTTGTCCATGTACCGCCGCCATACCGGCCCGCCTTGGCAGTCAGAGCGTGGATGCGGGCGAGGTAGATGCAGGAGATCAGGTATTCGTCCTGCGCCGCGCCGTAATGCAAATCAAACTGCTGGTCGGCTTCGGTGGCCTGCTGGGATAAATCACCCAGAGCCGAGAAGTCAAAGGTAGGGGCGGCGGGGATATTGCCGAACGGCTCGGCAACATCTTCAGAGTGAGCGGGAGTCAAATGCTTTTCGCCTTCGGTCTGGTAGCTGTTGCACTCCTGCACGGGGTGGCCGCAGCTGCGGCAGTTTCCGAAGCATTCTTCTTTGCACCCGCCACAGGTGCAGGTAGAGCAGATACAGGGAGCAGGAACATCCAAGGAAGATTCCTCCTTTACCAGTGCTCTGGAATTTTTGATGTCAGTCAGAACTTTCTCCATCTCCTGCTGCGGCGTCATGTCCTTGCGGCTGCCATTCGGAGTAAAGAACTGACCAAGCAACTCTCTTTTTGCGGCAACGCCTTTCAGATTCTGGGTGCAGGTGATAGTCAGGCAGTAACGGCCATCAGATCCATAGTCCGATGCACGAATATCTTTGGAAAACGAGCCAAAAATCTCTCTGTCTGGATAAGTGTCTTTGATCCATGCGGAGACCTGAGACAGAAAGTCGAAGTCCAGACTATGCACTCGACAAGTGCATTTATCCTTGATAGAGCCAGCGAACTCTGACGCATAGGTGAGGGTCTTGCTCATCCGGCATTCGTAGCCCTGAGTCTCCCGGCTGACAGTTCTAGCACTTTCATCCCATTGATAGTTTCCGTATGGCATGGCGTAGGGGCATCCCCAGCACTCATGGCCGGGTGCATAGCCGGATAGGCGGTTGCCAGTGGTACTGGCATCGGTGGATTTCTTCACTCGCCGTCCGCATTTGCAGATATAGGTGGTCATACCCGCACCTCCAACTCCTTCAGGCGGTCAAGCATCTCGGCCTGCAGGTCTTTGTTCAGAGGCTGGAAGCGGTTATTCCGCCAGCCGTAGCAGAGGATGGTGCCATAGATGGGCTGGCCGCGATAAGTACGGTTCAGGCCCTTGCCGTAGATGCCATACACCAGCACCGCCGGGGTGCGGGGCAGGACTTTCTGTTCGCAGGGACACTGCAAAAGCGCTTCCATGCCCTGCAGCGTGTCCGGCAGGGTGGTGATGACCGGGTCCTTGCCCGGCTCGATAAGAATACCTTTCATGCATTACTCTCCTTTGTGTATCCGTGCTTGATACGGAGCTTTTCCAGCTCGTCGTAGTAGATGTCATGCGAAAATTTGACACTGGAAAGGTACTCCCGCTGGAATGCGTCGGACAGGGTGGAAAGAATCTCCAGCGCCGCCAAGGCTTTGCCAAGAGCGGAGGCGATGCTTTCAAGAATGCCAGTATTGCAATCTCGGCGGAAGAGCCTGTCAGAGCAGTAATAACGGTCCGGACGGAGTCTGCTGTCAGCAAAGCCTTGCTCCAGAGTGGAAGTGCCGGTGCAAATGTCAGCGGCCGCTTTGTTCAGGGAGGCAAGCTGCTCATAGATCAGCGCAGATTGCCATTCGGGTATATTCCGGATATATTCCAGCAGTGCTTTTTGATTTTCTGTGTTCATTTTTCTTGCTAAAACCTCCAAAGTATGTTATTCTTCGGGGTGATGGGACTCGAAAACCATCATCCCTTTGCAGGCTCGTCCGTGTTGGTAGCGCGGACGGGCTTTTTGTTTACTCGTCATGTGGCTCACTCCAGCACAAGGCTCTTGACATACGGCAGCCAATCGCGCCAGCATGGCTTGGAAAGACTGCGGTTGACAGCGTAGTAATAGGCTGCATTGCTGATTTTGGAAGATCCTTTCAACCGCTGCTCCTTGACCATGTGGTTCACTTGATTGCGGGAGAGGCCCATGCTCATCAGGAGCTTTTTCATGCGCTTCGTTTTCATGCGTCCCTCCGGTTCTGCCGGTACTCCGGCTCTTCGGTGCGGGCGTGGCGGCGGTCGATGTACCTGCGGCGCTGGGCCTCGCGCTCTGCGGCATGGTCGCCCAGCCGGGCAAAGAACAGCGCCAGCAACAGCAGCACCATCGCGGTGATGAAGTCGGTGTCGGAGATGACGCCGAGGGCTTCGACGCTGCCCGCAAAGCCAAGTGCATACAGCATCCCGACGGCACCGCTGGCCACGGCCAGCCAGTACCAGACGCCAGATTTGATTCTCATGGGGATTCCTCCTATTTTATTTCTGCGGCACACCCAGCTGCACCAGCAGGGCGGGGACGTTGATCATGATGCACCGGCCACTCTTGAGGTGAGGGATGGTGCCTTTAGCAAGCTCTTTGCGCAGGTAGTATTCCGAAAGCCCGGTGGCCCGGGCAGCATCGCGGACATTCATGAACGGGGTAGAGGGGACGGGAGGAGTATGCTTCCTCATAGCGGTCACTCCTTTTTCTCAGTGGTGAAGATGTCGGCCATGATCTGGTCGAACGCGGGCAAACCAAAGGCGACGATCTTCAGCTGGTCAATGCAGCTGTCCAACTCTGCCTGCGCCCTCTGTACGAGGTCATCGGCCCGGCGCACTCTGTCGCAGGCTCCGCCGTACAGGGACTTCCATTCCAGGAACGTGACCTTGAAGTCGTCCCGCTGCTTCAACATATCGTTTCGGGTGTCGATGACCTCCGCAAGCTGCTCCTTGGCAGTGCTTACCGTCTTGATGGCCGCAGTCAGGCGCTCGTTGGTAGCTTCCAACTGCTCAATGTGCTGCTGGGCTTTGACGGTCTCGTACACGCCGTTCTTGCGCAGAGCGGGCAAAACCTCGCTGGTCACCCAGTGTTTGAAGGCTTTGGCCTTCGGCATCTTGCTGCTCAGGATCAGGCTGTAAAGGCCAGACTCGTTGATGAGGGCGGTCTTGGATGAGGGGGACACATTCCCATTTTGGGAATCTGCCCCCTGCGACAGCATCTCAAACCGCTTGTCCTCCTCATCGACGTGGGTGATGATGGCCTTGCCGGGATTCTTGTACCCCAGCGCCTCAGCGACGTCCTTGCCGACCAGCCACGGCTGGCCGTTGAGTTCGACGGTGCGCACCTGCCCGAACTCGGGGTTGGAGAAAATCTGTAAGTCGTTCATGTGGTTTTGTACCTCCTTGTGGTTAGTTCCCTTCTGCGGTAGAATAAAGGGGCAGAAGGGAGGTGAGAGCATGACTGATTTTGATAAAATCGTTCTGTCCGATGATGATGTCAGGTATTTAGAAATGGCACGATATGGAGCTATTCTTCATTTGCATCCAGTCAACGCGGGGCATCTATTAAAACTGGGGTTTCTCGTGCACTATGCACTTTCTGAAACAGATGACGAATTTGTTGTTACAGAAGACGGGATGCTATACGCTAACTACATTGATAAAAAGAAAGATGCAGAGAAGTTATTGGAAGAAAAAGAAAATTCACGTTATCAACAAGAAAATTTCAGGGAATGGACGGGTATTATCGTGTCAAATCTAATGGCGTTTGCAGCGCTCATTATTTCAGCAATATCTTTATGGCTTCAATTACGAGGATGATACTCAACATAAGGGCTGGCGTCCAATACAACCACCACGGTGGCCGATGAGTACACATATAGCGAATGATTGTCCAGCGTTCCTCTTCCACAGGTTTGCTGGACTTTTTGTTGTTCTCCATGTGGTTCACCTCCTTTCACTGATATTGCGTAAACGTAAGTTTATGCGAAAAAAATAGCATCGGTCTCCTGCGGAGTAAGATGCAGTGCGGCCCGGAACAATTGAATCTCATTTCGGGTGAAGTCGGACTGACCACCCATTTTACGGGAAAGAGTTGCCGGATTGATGCCCATAATCTGGGCGGCATCTTGAGTTCTTATGCCATGCTCGATACATTTGGCACGGAATAAATCGCGGTTGAACATTTGCTCACCTCCTTTGCGCAAGAACAGTATAACTCTTGCGTATACGTAAGTCAATACGAAAATGCAAGCTTTCTTTGGGGAATTGCAAAAACACATTGCAAAAACGCAATATAATGATATAATAAAGGCAGAAAGGAGCATCAGATCATGGGGAATTACTTAGCTGACCGACGAAAAGCTCTTGGGTTAACGCAAAAGGAAATCGCAGAGCTGGTAGACGTATCAGAAGCAACAGTCTCCCGCTGGGAAAGCGGTGAAATTGCTAATATGCGGCGTGACCGCATTGCAGCTTACGCGAAGGCACTAAAAACCACCCCAAGCTTTATTATGACAGGGGATAGCGCTGATAAAGAACTTCCAGCGGGAGCCACGCTTTATAATGCCCAAAACGTTGCCCCGCTGTTGGGCACTGTCCGTGCAGGGATGCCGATGTATGCCGAGGAAAACATTGAAGATTACATTCCCATCCGGCAGACAGACGGTGCAAAGTATTTCTGGTTGAACATTCGCGGGGACAGCATGAATGCTGCCGGTATGGATGAGGGCGACCAGATCCTTGTACGTGAACAACCGGAAGTGGAAAACGGCCAGTTGGCTGTGGTGATGGTCAACGGCAACGAAGCGACTGTAAAATACTTCCGCAGGGAAGGCGATCTCGTGATCCTGACCCCGAAAAGCTTTAATCCGGTGCATCAGCCGCAGATTTATGATCTGAAGAAGATGCCGGTGCGAATTGCAGGATTGGTTGTGGAGTGCCGGAAGGTGTTCCGATAAAATAACGAGGAGGAATTGTAAAATGTCTTTATTTGGCAAAAAGGAAAAGGAAGAAATTGCGCGGCTGAATGCGGAAATGCAGAGCCTGCGGGACGCAATGCCATCCGAGAGCCGCACACTGGACGACATCAATCGTGAAATCAAAGCTTCGCGTGAAGAACTCGCTCGTGTACAAGAACACCTTGAAAGCCGCAACAGCGAGTTGAAAGATGCCTTGGAAGAACTTCAACAGGCAAAAGATCAGCTCATTGAAACGAATGAAGAAGTTCTGATGCAGAGCTTTGGTCTTTATACCCCTCGGTACTCTTTTATGAATGCAGACGAGTATAAGGCACACCTTTTGGAAATTCGTGCCAAACAGAAAGATATGATTAAAGCGAAAACGGCTGTCAGTGGTAATATGAACTGGACAGTCGATGGAAATGCATCCAAAGGCAAGAAGATGGTCTCTGATATGCAGAAACTTCTCCTTCGTGCATTCAATTCAGAATGTGATGATGTGATCGAACATGTTAAGTATAGCAATATTGATGCCAGTGAAAAGAGAATCACGACTTCGCGGGATGCAATTTCCAAATTGGGTACAATTATGGGGGTCAGCATTCAGCCGAAATATTACCAGCTGAAAATGGAAGAACTTCATCTCGCCTTTGAATATGCTCAGAAAAAGCAGCAGGAAAAGGAAGAGCAGAAGGAAGCACGTGCCAGAATGCGCGAGGAAGCCAAACTGGCAAAGGAAATTGAGGAGGAACGCAAAAAGCTGGAAAAAGAACAGCAGCATTACCAGAATGCATTGCAGCGTATCAATGCACAGCTTGAAGTGGCATCGGATGCTGATCGCGCGGCCATTGAGGAGAAAAAGGCAGAGCTCATGGCGCAGCTTGATAAGATTGATAAGGAATTTGCGGATGTTGATTACCGCGAAGCAAACCAGCGTGCCGGTTATGTGTATGTCATTTCCAACATTGGTGCCTTTGGCGAAAATGTCTACAAAATTGGCATGACACGCCGCCTTGACCCGCAGGATCGTGTGGATGAACTGGGTGATGCATCAGTGCCGTTTAACTTCGATGTACATGCGATGATTTTCTCCAACGATGCCCCCAAACTGGAAGCTGCGCTTCACAACGCCTTTGCTGATCGTAAATTGAACTTTGTTAACCAGCGCCGCGAGTTCTTCAACGTCTCTTTGGACGAAATCAAACAGGTAATCAAGGATAACTACGATAAGTCGGTTGAGTTCGTAGAGCTCGCCCCGGCGGAACAGTATCGTGAATCCCTGAAACTCAAAGAACAGGCAAAACATCAAGTAAATTGAACGATTTTTGAGGATTGGATATGAAAGATAAAAAAAAAAAAAAACCTACAATATGGAATTGCAAACCGGAGAAGAAACAAGCCATAAAGCAGTTAGTCCATATTGGTTTGCGTTTATTCCGGCAGCTGCATTCGCAATTCTGACGATGTATGTTGGTATTTCTGAGAATATGGCAAGTGGCGCTATTTTGTTTGTTTCGGTTGTTATTGTTTTTTTGATGATATTTGTTCCGATTTCACTGATAATTTTTATCTTGAGAAAAATTATCAGCGCTATTGAAAAGGCGAAACAGTAAAAAAGCCCACCCATGCTGGAACATGGGCGGGCAGCAATGAAAAAAACTCCCCCGGTGCTGGAACACCGGGGGAGTAGATAAGCGGCTCGCCCTTGCGGGGTCATCGCACACCTAAGCACTGCGATTATACCTCTTTTGGGCGGGCTTGTCAAAGTGTACCCATATGGAGGTGTATTTTTATGGCGAGTTTCAAGGAGAAACTTGACAAAAACGGAAACCGCATCTACGAGGTGCAGGCCAGCAATGGGCGAGGGCGGCGTGTCTGGCGCACCTTCCACCCAGAGCCGACATGGAGCAAGCGCACCATTCAGCGGGAGCTACAGAAATTCGCCGCTGAATTGGAGCAGCAGTTGGCGGATGGGGAAGTGCTGACCCGTGAAGAGACTGCGCAAAAGGCCGCTGCGGAAGCCGTAGAGGCGGCCAAAATCAAAACTTTCCGGCAATATGCCGAAGCTGTCTATCTGCCTGAGAAAGCCGCCACGCTGGCGGAAAAGACCCGGGCCAGTTATACCCAGCTGTTGGAGCAGCATGTCTTTCCGGCGCTGGGCCATGTGCTGCTGCCGGAGATCACCCCGGCCATGATAAAGGCGTTACTTTCCAGTCTGTCAGAGGAGCTTGCCTTCGCCAGCGTGACAAAGGTGTATGCTGTACTGCATAACCTGTTTAAGGCTGCCTTGCTGGATGATACGATAGACCGGAATCCAATGGACAAGGTTCCGCGCCCCCGGAAGTCGAAGGATGCGGCCCTTCCTACAGAGCACAAGGCTTTTACTGCAGAGGAGACGCGGTATATTCTGCACTGTCTGGATGGCGAGCCGCTCAAGTGGCGGGCGTTTATCCTGCTGCTTATCGATACGGGCTGCCGCCGGGGCGAGGCCTGCGGGCTGCAATGGCAGTCGGTGGATTTTGATACCAATACGATCACCATCGAGAGGAATCTACAGTACACCTCCGAGCGG